GGGCGGTGAAGGTATAATTCACTTATTGTTCCAAATTATCTCAGGAAAAACGCCATGTTAGTGTGCAACCCATACGAAGTTGTGATTCACGGTACGACAAGCAAAGGTAAGATTTTCCGTCCGAGCGACTGGGCGGAGCGGCTGTGCGGGATTTTGTCGTCGTTCGACAAAGACAACCGCCTTTCCTATTCGAACTGGGTGCGGCCGATTCTGGTGGACAAAGTGCGCTGCGTGGCGGTGGATAAAAAACTGGAAGAAGCCAATCCGCCGATGTTCCGCTTCCTGATGGACTTCGCCGCTGACAACGATTTGCGCATCATCGACTGCAAGCAACTGCTGGAAGAACGCGAGAGCGGCGTGCAGGAAGCTGTGCCCGAAACCCAAGTGCTGCTGGCGCAGGCGATTGAGGAAAAACACGCCGCCGAACGGGAGGAGTCCGTCCTGCCCATCAAAACAGGGGCGGAAGCGGCGGAGACCGTATTGCGCGAAATCACGGCGGAAGAAACCGCCACCGCGTTTGCCGCGCTGAGCGTGCTGCGCCCGAATCTGACCGACATCAACCGTTTGCCGTTGCGCCTCATGGCCTCCACCAGTACAGCCGAAATCAGTTTGGCTTCTTCCAGCTTCAGTTCCGTTTTACCGGCATCGCTTCGCCGTTTTCGGCTCGGCTTAACACTCACAGACTCCAATTTCCGATAGAGCGTAGCGAGCGATACCCCTAAATCCTGTGCCGACCGTTTCAGATACTCCGACCGTTCTCCCCGTCCAAGCAAAGCAGCTTGAGCCTCGATTTCAGTCAGTCTTTCTACCAATCCGGCGTTCATGATTTATTCTCCCAACCACTCCGGCGTCTCATCTTGAGGGGCTTCCATCGGTAGAGCGTAGCTCTCGCGGATGCCGTTGCAATCCAAAATAATCTGATTCAACGCCCCGACCATTTTTGCCTGATGACTGATCCCATGTGCCTCACTGTGCGCATTAAGTTGGTCGAACAAATCTTTCAGACGGCTCACTTGACTGCGGATACCGACCTCAAGACTTGATAACTGCATCGTCAATTCACTGCCCACATCTTCCGCCTTCGGCTCTCTTACACCGGTTTGCTTCTTAGCCAGCTTTTCGGCCAGCTCGTCGACCTTCTTGTTCTTGTCGGCAATGACTTTGTCTTTCGCTTCCGCCGTCTCGCGGCTCTCGCGCAAGGCCACACGCAGCTCCTTAACAGTCATACGGTCGACATCATCAAGCGTATTGCCGTTGATTTCGCCGCCTTCGGCAAACTCCAACAAGGTGTCGTCATCTTCCACCAGCAGCTCCAGCAGTTTGGACTTTCCAAGTTTTATCAGCTGTGACTGCGCCTGTTTCATTTTTGGGTCAATAAAGCGCAGCGTGGCATTCATTAAGCGTTGCGATTCACGGCGACCTAAGCCAAACTCTTTCTCAGCAATCTCAGCAAAACGGCCATGCGGCGTATGCTCTTTGATGATGATGAGTGCGCGACCCAGCTCAAACATACCTTCCATTGTTTGGCGTACCGCAAAACGTCCACGTTCAATCCAAACAGCCTCGTTGTAAGCCTCGCCATTTGAAAAACGATCCATAACCGCCATGCTGTGTATTGCCAGTTCGTTTGCCGTTGCGCCAACCGCGTGTCCTAATACTTCCATTTTTATCTCCTGCAAATGCGACGACGTCGTCGCATTTAATAAACTCGTTGTTCAATTTCCTGCAAACGTGCAGTCAAACGTTCTTGTTGCTGTCTGAAACGTTCCGCGATTTGCAAGGTTTTAATGCTGTACGCAAAATTGCCGTTATCCAGCTTGACCACCAAACCCTCCGCAATCAGGTCTTCCAAGTCCCGGCTGACATGTACCGGCGAAATACCGAGGCCGTCTGCAATTTCCTTGTTGCTGATGCCGATAATCGGATGGGCTTCCAATGCCTTAAAGACTTTCAAAAGTCGTACGCCTTTGGCACTCATCACGCACTCCGTTTCACATCGCCCGATTGCTGCTTGATGCCCAGCTCTACCGCAATTTCATGCGCTTTGCCGCGATTGGCTTTAATCGTGCCGTTCAAAATCCGCGACACATACGTCGGGTCGTAGCCGCGTTCGTCGCACCAAGATTTAATGGTCTCCCCACGCTTACGGAAACCTTCTTTTACTTTTTCTGCATTCACGGAATATCTCCTATTTCATCTCGTGATAGAATGTTAAATATTTAAAGATTTAAACAATCTTGCTTAAATGTTGGATAAATAATAACTGGAATATTTCTATTAAGCAAGATTATTTCTAGGGTATTTTCAGGATTAATTCTATGAGTTTGATTTTTACAAGAAATATTCGTGAGTTATTGAGTGAAAAAGACCTCACTATTGCAGAATTTGCGGATGCTATCGGCGAGAAAGTGTCCCGAATAAATGATGTTTTGAGTGGGAAGCAACGTCCCCCATTTGATATAGTAGAAAAAATCCTGACAACTTTTGATGTTGATGCGCGTTGGCTGATTACAGGTAAGAATAATTCCAGAATTGAGCCGGCTGACATCAGGAATTATTCTGAATCACTCGACTACGACTACGTTCCAATGTTTGATGTGGAAGTATCCGCAGGCAACGGCGCGGCTGCCTATGGAGTGGCAGAACCGGCCAACCACTTGGCTTATCGCAAAGACTGGCTCAAATCACGCGGCCTGTTTGCCAAAGACCTCAACTGCGTGGTGGCACGAGGCGACAGCATGGAGCCCACCATCAACAGCAAAGACACGCTGCTGGTCGACACCAGTAAAAACAACCCGCGCGATGGCCAAATTTATGTGATTCGCTCCGGCGACACGCTGTGGGTAAAGCGTATTCAAAAGCAGCTTGACGGCAGCCTGCTGCTGATTTCCGATAACGACACCTACCCGCCGATGTCACTGACCTTGGCAGACCACCCCGATATTCAGGTGATTGGACAGGTGGTTCAAATCTCAAAAGATCTGAGCTAAACCAACAAGGAGAGCACATGAAAAAGCCTTATTTAACCGCTTTGTTACCGGCTTTGCTGTTGCTGGCACCATCTGTGGCCACAGCCAAAAGCTGCAAGGATTTCCCAACCCATCAGGCCGCACAGAAGTATTTCCAAGCGAAAAAGCCAGGCTGGAAGCAATTGGATAGAGATGGAGACGGCCGTGCTTGCGACTGTAACCCGGGTGGCCAGGGCAAAAAATGTCCTAAAAAAGGTAAAAAATAAACTGGGGGAGCACATACGATGAAAACCACGACATTTTTAGCCATGTTGATGCTCGCTTTATCAGCATCAGTAAATGCAAAAGGCGTGATTAAAACCGGTGGAATGATCGGACCGCACCCACAGACTTTCTCTGACCGGTTTAATGGCATGAAAAGTGATGTTCCCGGACTATTCCCAAGAATTTCCATCACAACAGGCAAAATCAACCAAATACAAAATCTTGGCAATGGGGTAACACTAACTGCCAAGCTGGTATCGGCAGCTGATGCTTTTGAAACAGTAGGAATGACATGCAATACACAAACGAGCACTAAGCGAATTACCGCCTGTATGTTGGGAATGTATTATGCGGCAACCGCCCTTGATACAAGCATTAACCAAATCCGATTCATGGATAACATCAAGGCCGCAACAAATACTGGTTTTTCCATTTATAATCAAGATGGTATTGATTATGCAATTACTGTGAATCGTAAAAAGAAAAGTGTTGCTATGATTGCTAAATCTGATACACCTATGCAAATTGAGCAAATGGAGGATATTGACGAAGAACACATGAAAAGCAGCAAATGTAATCCGATGATGGAACTTTGCATCAAAGCTAAATAGTCATTTGTTTTTAACCCGCACTAAAAGCCCGTTCAGACGGCCTTACCTAAAATCCCTGTACCTATCAAAGATACAGGGATTTTTTATGTCCACCAAATTCAATCAATTCATTGAGCGCGTCCTCTCCCACGAGGGCGGCTATGTCAATCATCCCAAAGACCCCGGCGGCGAAACCAACTGGGGCATCACCAAGCGTACCGCGCAGGCAAACGGCTTTACCGGTTCTATGCGTGCTATGACCCGCGAACAGGCGATCGGTATTTACCGTCAAGCATTTTGGGAACGCTATCACGCCGATCAAATGCCGGAAGCGGTTGCGTTCCAATTCTTCGATGCCTGCATCAACCACGGCCATGGAAATGCTGCCCGTATGCTACAACGCGCCGCAGGTGTGCCGGACGACGGCGTTATCGGAGCAGTCAGCCTCAAAGCCATCAATTCACTTCCTGAAAATGACCTCCTGCTCCGTTTCAATGCCGAACGTTTGGTGTTTTATACCAAACTCGGCACGTTCGGATCTTTTGGCAAAGGCTGGATTCGCCGCGTGGCGCAAAACCTGATTCATGCGTCTGCAGATAACACCGATTAAAGGGAGACAAACCATGTCAAAAAAGTCACTCATCGCCCTAATGGCCGCAGCCATGCTGCCCGATTTCAGCCACAGCGACCTGGGCATTCGCTACGCCATGCCGACTCAGGGGTGTTGGACGCAAGCCCACCGCAAGAGCGGGGTAGCCGCCGCGAAACGCGCAGCCAAAAAAAAGCGTCGCCAGTAGCTGCCTTTTTCAAATGGTTGGGCGGCCTGGTATCTAATCCGGCCACAGGGAAAATCAGCCATACCAAACTATGGGCAAACGTGGCAGCCGCCTCTGTGACCTATAAATTCTCGCAAACAGCGGATGCGCCGGAATGGCTCTGGTGGGCTTATGGTGCATTGGTCGGCGGGTATGCATTAATCAAACGCGGCATCGCGGCGATTCCGCAGGTCGCTGAAATCCATAAAGGAAAAGACGATGTGGAAAACGCTTAACCCTATTTGGCAGACCCTGATTCTGATTTTGCTGATAGCAGGTGCAGTACCAACGATTTATTTCTGCGGCTATAAGTCCTCAGCAAAGAAGGCGGAAGCTGAAAAAGCCGAAGTCATTGCTACTTATCAGGCTTCAGCCTTGGTCGCCGAGCAGCTCTATACCGAAAAGCTCAAAGCGGCTAATGAAGAAAAACAGCGTTGGTTTGATTTCGCACAAGCACAAAGCCGCGATTTGGCAACCGCCTATCAGCAAATCGGCCGCCAAGCGGCTCAATTGGAGAAGCAGATTGATGAAACTGTACAAAAAGACGGCAACCGTTTTAACGGCCTTGGCACTAACAGCGTGCAACTCTACAACCGTGCCCTCGGCCACGATTAAAACCGTTACCGTTGCGGAAATCCCCCCCGTCTCTTCCGAGCTGCTGCTCGTTCACGAACGCCCCGAGCGTCTGAGTGGCGGCTCTCCCGAACAACTTTTAAACCACGCCGTCCGTTATGGCGAATACTGCCAAAAACTGGAAAAACAAATTTCCGGCTGGCAGACATGGTACAAGAAAGGCCGTCTGAAAAATGACTGATTTTGCCGACCGCGCATCCGAACGCGAAGCCATCTTTCTCGCAGAATCCCTGTCAAAGCATCGACTGTCGTCTGAAACCACCGCCAGCCTTAGTCATTGTGAAGATTGCGGTTCGCCGATACCAAAAGCAAGACAACAGGCAGTCAAAGGCTGTACGCGCTGCGTTGTCTGCCAAGAATATTTTGAACACGGATGGCCATAAAAATGGAAAAAACCTTTATCAACATCGAGTTTTGGCAACTTGTCGGCTTTTTACTCTCATTCCTCGGCATCTGTTTTACCTTCGGCAAAATGCTGCTGGCTCAATTCCGCGAGCAGCAGGACGAACGCCAAAAACAGCAGGAACGCCTACAGGGTAAAGTCGAAATCATGGAAAACAAACTGGCGGAATTCAATGCCGGCCTGCCGCTCACATACGTCCTGCGCGAAGACTACATCCGTAATCAAGTCGTCCTCGAAGCCAAACTCGACAACGTCGCAGAAAAACTCACTGAAATCTACAAAATGGAAAGCGTAAAAAAATGATTAGCCAGGAACTGATCGCCAAACAACGGCGCGAGGGTATGCGTTGGAACATTATCAACACCCTTAATAAAGCCCGACCGCACACGACAAGCGAAACCTTCTTGTTGGACATCATGAACGCGATTTATCCGCAAACCACCGCACTGGAGCTACGCCAACAACTTGATTATCTGGCTGACCGCAAAATGGTAGACCTCAATAAAGCCCCGCACGGCCTGTGGTTTGCCGACTTGACCAGTTTAGGTGTCGATATTGCCGAATATACGGTGGAGTGCCGTGCCGGTATTGCACGGCCTGAGAAAGTATGGAGCTAGGCATGGCGCAACGCAGCAGCATTGAAAAGCTCCCCGAAGCCGTCCGACATGAATTTGAACGGAAGCTGGTAGAAAACGGTTTTTCAGACTACCAAGCCATTGCCGAATGGCTGCAAGACCAAGGCTATGAAATCAGCCGCTCAGCCGCCCACCGCTACGGCCAAAAAGTGCAACGTCGTTTTGCTGCCATCAAATCCAGCACCGAAGCCGCGCGACTGATTGCCGAAGGCGCAGCCGATGAAGGCGATACCCGTAGCGAAGCCCTGATGGCCATGCTGCAAACCGAACTGTTCGACGCATTGGTAGCCATAGGCGAGATGGACAGCGAAGAATTAAACGCGCTCGACCGTTTCGGCGTGATGGCCGAGGGTGCGAAGAAAATTAGCGGTCTGATTTCCGCCAGCACACGCCTGAAAGAGTATCAGGCCAAGGTCAAAGCCAAAGTACAGGCGGCCGCCGAAGATGTAGCCAAGCAGGCCAAGAAAGGCGGCTTGTCTGAAGAATCGGTCGAGGCCATCCGCAAGCATATTTTAGGGATTGCATCATGACGCCGTCTGAAATCCGAAATACCCGCCCATCAGAAGACCGTACCCCTACGGTCTTATTGCCGTATCAGCAGGCTTGGTGCGCCGACCAGTCGCCTGTGAAGCTGTGCGAAAAATCGCGCCGTATCGGTTTGAGCTGGGGAGAAGCTGCCGATACCGCCTTGCTGGCCGCATCCGCTAAAGGCATGGACGCATGGTACATCGGCTATAACAAAGACATGGCCTTGGAGTTTATCCGCGACTGTGCAGGCTGGGCGAAGCATTACCAGCTGGCGGCAGGCGAAATCGAAGAAACCGAGGAAGTGTTTGTCGAAGGCGACGACCGCCAGGCCGTGTTAGCCTTCGTTATCCGCTTTGCTTCCGGCTTTCGCATTACCGCCTTATCCAGCCGGCCTTCCAACCTACGCGGTAAACAAGGCCGCGTGATTATTGATGAAGCAGCGTTCCACGAACAGCTCGGCGAATTGCTTAAAGCGGCAATGGCCTTGCTGATGTGGGGCGGCCAGGTGCATATCATCTCTACGCATGACGGCGTAGACAACCCGTTCAACGAGTTGATTAACGATGTGCGTGCAGGGAAAAAACCTTATTCCGTCCACCGCATTACCTTTGACGAAGCGGTTGAACAAGGCTTGTACCGCCGCATCTGTCTGCGTTTGGGCAAGGATTGGACACCCCAAGGCGAAGCCGCGTGGTGTAAGGAAATCCGCGATTTCTACGGTGAAGATGCCAGCGAAGAGTTGGACTGTATCCCGAAAAACGGCGGCGGCAAATGGTTGAACCGTGCCTTAATTGAAAGCCGTATGACCCCATACACGCCGGTTATCCGCTACGACCAGACCGACGATTTCGGCCTGCTGCCCGAACCGCGCCGCGCAACGGAGGTGGCCGACTGGATAGCCGACACCCTGCAACCGCTGCTCGACGGTTTGGACAAGACCTGCGTTTCTTTTGTAGGCGAAGACTTTGCCCGCTCGGGCGACCGCACCGTGATTGTGCCGCTCTTACAAAGCAAAGACCTGATTTTAAAACCGCCGTTT